ATCAAAGCGATTGCTGAAGAACTAAGAGGTCTTGCTGTTGAGTTTGCTGTGCCAATTGTTTCTGCGACACAAACAACTCGTTCTGGTTTTACAAACACCGATCCTGGTCTTGAAGATACTTCAGAGTCTTTTGGTCTGCCTGCTACTGCTGACTTTATGTTTGCACTTATCAGTACAGAAGAACTAGAACAATTAAATCAAATTATGGTGAAGCAATTGAAGAATCGTTATGGTGATCCGAATTCATTTAAACGATTTGTTATTGGTATTGATAGATCGAAAATGAAATTGTATGATGCTGAACCTGATGCACAAAGTGGTCTTGCTGATTCCGGACAACCTGATGATAGTCCTCCATTAAACACATTTGGTAATCGTGAAAGTAAATTTAATAAAAATTTCGGTGGTTTAAAAGTATGAAAATAATGTCGCTCGACCAAATACTTTTTGCTTGTTCAACAACTATCGTTCTAGTTGCAATAGTTTATCATCATGCAGGATTTAAAAATATAAAAGACTGTTATAGAATGTGGCTTACGAAAGAATATTGGACAAACTACAATATTGTAGAATTCGCCAGTTGGTTTACAAAAGCAATCATTATTATTCCAGGACTCATATTTGGCATTCAAATATGGTGGCTTTATTTTTTCACATTACTTACAAGTTTAACTTTGATTTGGGCTAGCAACAAAAAATTACTACCAACATTAGTTGCCTTTAATACCATGTGGTCTTGGTTAAGTTTGATGGTATTGTCACAACATTTGATAAATTAAAAATGAATCTAACTAAAGAACAAGCTGTTTATTGTGCGAGTGTTTTCTCGGACTACTTTGATCGGTTTTCCAGAATTGATGAGTACATGCGAGAACAGAAATTAAATTCAATGGCCGAAAGGCCATTTGTTTTGCCTGGTATGGGACCTGAAGAAGATTTGTTTACAGACTTCAATATGTCTCCTGCTGATATGGAATTCGAAGTGATGGAATTGCCACAAGAAAGGTGGGACATTTATTTGAATATGATTTCTTTTAATCGTTGTGCTATTATGGGTTTTGTAATTGTGCCAGCACAGCCATTTGGTTATAATTATCTTGGTGGTAAGTTGATGGCTGCGATATGTACAACACATGAAGTTCGTGAAATGTTGGACAAGAAATATAATATGACAACTTGTTTATTTGAAACAACAAGTTTGTATGGCTCTACAAAAGCAGTCTCTCAATATGATGGTATGAAACCACTCATTCGTCATAAAGGTTTAACAGATAGTGATTTTCTTCCGATGTTACATGGTGAGACATATACTAACCTGAAAGAGTATATCGAAAATATTATTGGTGAACCACTGGCACCAGAAGGTGCATCAAGTCGAAAGTTGAAAATATCAAACGCCATGGTATCACTCATTAACGTTTCTCTAAGAGGAACACCAGAAGGTGATAAGTTTAAACGAACGATTGAAAATGCAAAGAATCTGAATGAACAGAAACGATATTATGTTTCAGATTATGGCTTCAGTAATATGGTTGATTATGTTAATGGAAAAACAACTAAACTGGTTGCTGGTGAAAACTATGAGAAGTTTCATCTGGAGAATGTAATTGAGTGGTGGAGAAAGAAAGCTGTTAATCGTTATGAAACACTAAAGACAGAAAACAGACTCAGAACTGAAATAGAGGTCTGGACAGGCGAAAAAGAGATTGACATCATTCGGTAACCGTGTTAGGATAAATACTCCTAAAACTACTAGGAGTATTAGATGGCTGATGGAATTTCAGGTGCAGGTGCAGAGATTACAGCTCTCGCGGAGAGTTTACAAGCTTATGCATGTGCTACGAGACAATTCATTGGTAAACCACTAACCGATGTTACAGAAATAACTAATAAAACAATTGGTGATGCTGAGTGTGATAGACCATTGGATAAATGTTTAAAAGGTTTAAATGCAAATTGGTATCACAGTGTCATAACTACAGCCAATGAAATTTTTAAAGATGTCAAACCTCAAGGTAAATATATGTTTTACCGTGGTGGAAAATTAGTCGGCGACATTTATAAAGAGTTCGGAAAATTTAGAAAAGAAAGTGGTTTATCTGGAGATGATAAATGGAATCCTGCTGACATTTGGATGGCAAAAAAAGGATTTAAATTTGAAAAAGACTGGTCAACACTTAGAGACTATAATCGATATATCTATGATGAATTTGCACATAAGAATCTAATTGGAATTTCTTTGAAGTTGGTACCAAAAGGTGATGCACATTCTAAAATATTTAATGATGGTAAACCTCTCATCGCAGAATGGAATGGGTACAAAATTAGTGATGATATGTTTAGTTCAAAAGACATATATCTGAAATATAAATCAGAAGGTAAAGAAGGTGAAATACAACTTAGAAATTTCTCAAGTCGTCCGGTTACAAGTTCTTGGCAAGGAGAAATTAAAGGTAAAACAGCAGCAGGTGGAAAAATTGGTGGTGGCATTGTAATGACTGCTGCATTAGAATCTGGGATACCAAGAACTAAACTAATGATACCTTCGTCTTTCGGTACTCATATTGAAAAACCTAATGATAAGATTCTAAAAGAATTTGCTACAATGTTTAAAGAATTAAGTAAAAGTAAAAAATCAGTAAAAGATTTAATGACTGAAGCTATGATTTGTCAAAAGAAAGATAAGACTTGGTGGATGTCAAAATTTTTAGGCATACATTATGTTTATACCATTATAAACGAAAAAAAAGAAAATGAAGTTGTTAAATGGTTGTTTGAATATGGATCATCAGCAACTAAGAACAGTAGTATTTTTATAAAGTATAGCTAATGAAATTCTCAGAATATTTAACCGAATCTAAGAAAGAAGGAGCTAACCTTCACTTAGAACATTTAGAAGATAATGTATTAAACAGAGGCATAAAAGGTGCAAGAGAGTCAATTTGTGGTACTAATCCAGAAAATGGAAAGTTTTTCGTCGGCACAAAATCAGTTTTTAATAAAGAAGGTAAATTAAATTATACTGATGATGATATTGATAAGAATCATCCTGGTGGAGGACTAAATGAAAAATTAAAAACAGCACTTGCTTTTCTTTCAAAGTTAGAAATTAAAGGTATATTACAAGGTGACATGTTATTCACTAAAGGTGATATACAAAAACAAAGTATAGACGGCGAATCATATATTACATTTCAGCCTAATACAATTGTTTATGCTGTGCCTACTGATTCTGTTATGGCTTCAAAAATGATGGCAGCTCAAATGGGTATCGTGTTTCATACATCGTATTCTGGTAGAACCATGGATACATTGAAGGCCTCTTTTAATATTGATATTGGTAATTTAAAACAAACTAAAGATGTTTGGTTTAGAGATGCTTCATTTGTTGATGCCTCTGGTACTGCAACATTTACTGAAACAGAAACTAAGTTAATTACGAATGTTCTATCTCAAGCAGGCAGAGTATTTCAAACAATCAATCCTCTAGTTCTAAATAGAATATCTTCTTCAGATATTTTAAATACACAAATTAAAACATTTAATAATACGAAAGTCAGAGCAGGTCAAAAAATAACTAACACTCGAACACATGTTACAGAATTGATTCGTTGGGTAGAAGATAGGTTGAATAAAGAAATTCTTGCTGCAAAGAAAGAAGATACGAGGAAAAAAAGAATCGCAGAAAAATCTGAACTGATTAGATTTTACAGAAGTAGTGCATCTCAACTTGCGGCAATTTTTGACTTAATGAACTTAATTGTAGACGCCAAGATAATGATAGTCAGAAAATTAGAATCTATAAAATCTTCAGTAAGTACTTTTGTAAATACTGAAGATGGTTTCAAAGTTACTGGTCCAGAAGGTTTTGTTGCAGTAGATAGATTAAGTGGTGGTGCATTGAAACTTATCGATAGAATGGAATTTTCGCAACAAAACTTTAATGCCGCAAAGAATTGGAGTAAATAATGGCTTATGATTTAAATAAAATACTGCAAGAGTATGGTGATGATGACTTTGGTTTTTCTGCCGTATCTGAAGAAGAATATAATGCGGTCATAAATGAGAAGGCTGATACTGCCGAAGAATTTCAAGCAAGACTTCAACAGGTAGAAAAATTAGTATTACCTTTTTTCACTAAGTTGTTACAGACCGCGGATAAAGAATACATATATTGGCCAAATAGAAAAAAATTGGTCGAAGATCAAATACAAAAGATTTTAAAACTAACAAGAGGATAAAGGAGACTAACATGTTAGAGACACTTTTCTGGTTACTAATTGGAGCATTTATTGGTTGGAATTTTCCGCAACCACAGTTTGCAAAAAATTTGCAGGCGAAAGTAATGGGAATGTTTAAAAAAACTGGTGAATAAAAATGGCTTATTCTAGTCAATTGATGGATCACTATGAGAATCCACGAAACGTAGGAAAGTTAGATACAAGTGACACGACTGTTGGTACAGGATTAGTTGGTGCGCCAGCTTGCGGTGACGTTTTAAAGTTGCAAATTAAAGTTGATGACGGAGTAATTACTGATGCGAAATTTAAGACGTATGGTTGTGGCTCGGCGATTGCATCGTCGTCGCTTGTCACCGAGTGGGTTAAAGGCAAGACAATTGATGAAGCGATGGCGATCAAGAATACCCAAATTGCTGAGGAACTTGCATTACCACCAGTCAAAATTCATTGTTCGATTCTGGCGGAAGATGCAATCAAAGCAGCTATAAAAGATTATAAAGATAAAAATTTAGCAAAGGCAGCTTGATGTTAAAACAAGTAGATGGTAAGTGGGCTTTAGTTTCTAAAAAAACACAGAGACCACTTGCTTATTACAGAGGTGAGGGTAAACCTTCTGACGAATGGGTTAGGAAACAAGAATCAAGAATTCAAATATTCAAGTCGATGAATGAACAAAAAGATTCTACGAAGTCTGGTTCTGGTTTAACTATATTCGATATTGATGACACACTCTTTCATACAACTGCTAAGATTGCTGTGAAGAAAGATGGTAAAGTTGTTCGTGAATTAAATAATCAAGAATTTAATACCTATCAATTAAAGAAAGGTGAAGAATTTGATTATCGCCAATTTCGTGATGCAAAAAAGTTTAAAGAAGAATCAAAGCCTATTGCCAAAATGTTTGCTAAGGCAAAAGCAATACTCCGTAATGTTGTAAATAAACCGGGTAGTCAGATGATTATTTTGACTGCACGTAATGATTTTGATGACAAAGAAACATTTTTGGATACATTCAGGCAATATGGTTTAGATATAAACAAGGTAAGAGTCGAACGTGCAGGCAAATTAACAAAGTTGTCGCCAGCGCACGCTAAGTATGTTATAATATATAATTATTTAAAACAAGGTAAATTTTCCCACGTTCGTTTATTCGATGATAGTATGGCAAACCTAAAAGAATTTTTACGTTTGAAAAAAGATTTTACAGACGTAACATTTGAGGCATATTTTGCGAAACCAGATGGTTCAGTGGAAAGAATCGGTGGTATAAATGAAGAACAAGAGTTTGTTTCTAAGGCTGGCGCAGGAGAATGGGGTAGACCAGAACTAACACGTAAATATATAGAAGATACACCAGGACAAAAGGTTCAGAGGTTTAAGAAATACATAAAGAATATATAATTTTTTTGGAGAATGTGAATGAGAGATTTGATTATAGGATGTTCCACCAACTACGATTGGTCCAAATTAAAATATTGGATCAACTCTATCAATAAATCCGGATTTCAGGGTGATAAGGTCATGATTCTTATGAATTGTGACAAAGATACAGTAAATAAAGTTGTTGAATCCGGATTCAATGTTATAGGTTTCAAAAAAGACGAAGAAGGTAATTTAACATATTCCTCTAATATGCCAGTGCATACTGAAAGATTTTTGCACATATACAACTATCTAAAAGATAAGGACTATCGATACGTAATTACTACTGATGTTAAAGATGTAGTCTTTCAAAAAAATCCTATTGAATTTTTGGAAAAGGAATGTGTCAATAAAAATTTACTTTTTGCTTCGGAAAGTATTCGATACAAAGATGAACCATGGGGTGATCAAAACTTAAAAGAAACTTTTGGTCCTTACATTTATGAACAGTTTAAAAATAATGAGATATTCAATGTGGGTGTTTTGGCTGGACATGGATATGCTATTCGTGATTTAGCACTAAACATTTTTGTTTCTTGTTTGAATCGTCCAATTCCTATTTGTGACCAATCAACCTTCAACTTTATGATTAGTCAAAATCCCTACACTTCATTGAGTAAGTATACTCGTTCTGAAGAAGGCTGGGCAGCACAGTTAGGTACAACAGGAGATCCATCAAAAGCATTACAATTTGATCCTGTTTTATTGGAAGCCAAACCTAAACTACAAGATGGAATTGTAACGACATCTGAAGGAAAACAATTTTATATTGTACACCAGTACGATAGAGTACCTGAAATGAAAAATACATTGGAGAAAAAATATGAGTGATATGTTAGTAATTAATACGAATTCTGAAGCATTTAATATAACAGAAAAAAGAGAATTTAGGCCTTCTGGGTACCACTTTAAACAATTTATTTCTGTAATGGAAAAACCTGTTGTTTTAGAAATTGGTTGTGATATCGGTGATACAGCATTTTCTTATCTAGAATGTAATCCTAATTTAACTTTATATTCTATTGACCCGTATGATGATTATGTTGATTGGAATGGAAATCATTTGAATGAGAGACAGAAACTTTATCAACATGTGGTGGATAGATTTAAACCATTTGGTGATAGATTTAAACTTATACGAAGTAATTCTGATGAAGCGGTTAGTCTTTTTGAAGATGAATTTTTTGATTTAATTTTTATAGATGGACTTCATACTTATGACCAACTAAGTAAAGACTGTGATAATTATTATTCCAAACTAAAAACCGGATCAATATTTTCTGGACATGATTATACGGTAATTGAGGGAGTTAATAGGGCTGTTAATGAATTTTCTCAGAAAGTAAATAAAGAAGTTAATAGTGGTGAAAACGATACGTGGTTTTGGGTCAAATGAAAAATTGCATAGTTTTTTCTGGACAATTCAGGACTTTTAAAGATACTGTTGAAAACATCAAAGAGTTTATTCGAATCAATGATTTAGATGTTTATTGTTTTTTATGGACTACAGACGCGGATGAAAAGCGATTTGTAGTCGATAATCTAAAACCTATAAACTTTAGATTTGATGATTACTCCAATTATCAAGGTATGTTTGAAGAAATGGAACAAAGAATTCGCCATAATAACCCTAAACCTGCTCCCATCGATAAGGTTGCTGCAAACGCATCGATGAATTTTGCTAGAAAACAGGCGTATTCTTTAGTGAGAAATAATTATGATAACATCTTCTATTGTAGATATGACATTGACATATACGAACAGTTTACTTTAAAGGAACAAGTTGATTTTGTAGTAACACCATTAGAAGAATCGTATAATTTAATATCGGATATATTTGCAATTATACCTCAAAAATATGCTAAACATTATTTTTTGTATGATGAATATGAAAATATACACTCAACTAAATTTGAACCTAAGTTTGAAGAATGGTTGAGAAGTATTAAAAAATACGGTGAAGAAAACATCAGGATTCATAGAGATGATAGATATTGTCCACATATGATGTTGTTACGCAATTTATGGAATAATAATGTACCCTTTGTTATAGAAAACCTTCCTGTGAGAATAAAAAGATGAAAATAGCTTTATGTTTTTCTGGACAAGCCAGATCGTTTGAAAAAGGTTACGAATATTATAAAAAAAATCTCTTAGATAATTATGATGTAGATGTTTACATTCATAGCTGGAAATTTGATGGTGAAGAAAAGTTTTTGGATCTTTACAAACCAAAATCTTTTAAATTTAGTGATCCTTACTCAAATACTGAACAAGGATTTAAGTTGGATGATTACTATACGCATACACCAAATAGAGAAAAATATCCACCAAGATTTACATATTCGATGTTTGATTCTATGTATAGGTGTTTAGAATTATTGGTTCACGAATCATTAAACAATCGGACTGATTATAATTGGGTAATAAGAACTCGAACTGATTATGCTTTGAATGTTTCGATTCCTTTTGAAACACTAGATTCAAACAAACTTTATATACCAAATTGTAGAATGGTACCAGAAAGAGATTTTGGAAATGACCAGTTCGCATTTTCATCATATAATAATATGAAAAAATATATGTCAACTTTCATGAACATAAATCACTACTATGATGATTTGAAAACATTATTCATAGGTGAAGATTTGATGAAAGCCAATTTACATGAACATAATTTATTTGGTGAAAATTTGGTTTATGTTAATATGAATAATCCTTTTCCACCAGGATCCCACAACGGAACTTGGCACTCATTGATTCGAGATGATTACGAAGAATGGACAAACAATTCAAAAAAATAATCAAAGAATTAAAAGGACATTCTGGAAATAAAATAACTTTGGTTGAAAACGATAATATTTTATACGTTGAAAAAACTGGAGATATAGAAAGAAATTTTGAAAGAATGAAGTTTCTTTATGAAAACAACTATAATGTACCATTAATTTTTGAAAGTGATGGAAAAACATTCATGAACATGGAGTATATCCATGGTCTTGATATGAAAGAATATTTAAAAACACATAATATAAAGTTTCTTTTTAATTTTATATTTGATATATTAAAACAGTTTTCTGAAAATAGTGAAGTTGTAGATTACACTGAAACATATTATAAAAAGTTATCTTTTCTTGATGATGTGAATGATTTACCTTTCTCTAAAGAAGAATTTATATATTCTTTACCTAAAAAAATACCCAGATCACATTATCATGGAGATTTTACTTTAGAAAATTTAATTTATACAGAAAACAAATTCGTTATGATTGATCCAGTAACAATAGAATATGATTCTTATATATTTGATATAGCTAAACTTAGACAAGATTTAGAGTGTAAATGGTTTCTTAGAGAGACAGACTTAAGATTAGATGTAAAATTAAATGAGTTACAAGAGAGAATACTGAATTCTTTTCCCTTGGCTAAAGATGATAATTTATTAATATTGATGTTATTAAGAGTTTATAGGCACACTAAGAGTGGTGATAATAATCATCAGTTTATTTTGAAGGCGATTGAAAAATTATGGAAATAATTGTACCTGCAGCAGGACTTTCAACCAGATTTCCCAATACTAAACCCAAATATCTATTATATGATTACGGTCATAAAATGATGATACAGAGAGCTCTGGATCCTTGGTTAAAAACCGAACATAATATAACGGTTGGAGTTTTAAAACAACATGATGAAAAATTTAACTCTGTAGATTTTTTGAAGTATGAATTTGGTGATAGAATTAATGTGGTTATTTTAGAAGAAATGACCGAAGGTCCGGCTGACACTGTTTATAAAATCATAAAAAAATCTAATATTGATTTAACACAACAATTATTAGTTAAAGATTGTGACAGTTTTTTTCATATGGATAAAGTTGAAACCGAAAACTTCGTATGCACTTCAAATATAGCTGATCATGAGGTATTGAAAAAATTATCATCAAAAAGTTTTGTTATAAAAAATGAACAAGGTATAATTACTAGTATTATAGAAAAAAAAGTTGTATCTGATACCTTTTGTGTTGGTGGTTACGGATTTAAAAATGTTCAATCATATTGTGACACATTTGAACAATTAAAAAAATCTCAAACGAATAGAGAAATTTTTGTTTCAGATGTAATATCCAAACAACTGGAAGATGGTGAAATTTTCAGTTCAGTTTCGGTTAAAAATTACACGGATGTAGGAACGCAAGAAGATTGGCATGAATACAATAACAAACCTGTTATATTTTGTGATATAGACGGCACACTAATAGTATCACAAAGTAGAGTTGGACAAAATAACTTTTATAGTTCTTATATTGCTTTAGAAAAAACTGTTAATAAACTATTAGATTTACAGAAAAATGGAGCTCAATTTATATTTGTAACTTCTAGACCTAAAAATTTAGAAAGACAAACTCATAATTTACTCACATCTCTAGGATTTAAAAATTATGAATTAATTATAGGATTACAAAATTCTACTAGAATATTAATAAATGATTTTAATAATGCGAATCCACACCCTAGAGCAATATCAATTAATGTAGAACGAGACAAGGACCAAGCATGGATGTATCTTTAATTCCTAATAAAATTTTATTTATTGTTACTTCAGCTTTAAATTCAAAAGTTGGAGTTGTGAATAGTACTCAAAGATTACAACAGACAGTAGAAACACTAATTAATTTAAAACAAAAAGTGCCTGAAGCCACTATACTTCTTGTAGATGGTTCGCCTGATCCAGTTCCCGAAGAAACGAAAAAAATAATCAGTCAACATTGTCAATGTATTTGGTTTGGAGAACATCCAGAAATAAATTCAATGTCATCAATAGGTAGACAAAGTGAGGCTGAACTTTTACTATTATTTAATACCTTTATTTTATTTAAACGTGTTCCTGAATTTATGAGTTTTTTGCATGGAGTCAAAAGAATTTTCAAATTTTCAGCGAGAAGTTTTTTAGAAGATGATTTCGACATTAATGAGTATGATAATCTTTTTGGTAAGTATGTGTTTAAGAAATCTTTGCCATCTTGGATGCCACCCGAAAGAAAAAAGAATATAACTGATCATCTCTACATTACAAGAATGTATTCCTTTTGTCCTTCTTTATTGGATAATTACTTACAACAAATTCAACCAATGTTAAACAACGTGATGCAACATAGAATCGATTTCGAACATGCTCATTATCTTTGTCTAGATAAAACACATATAGTTGAATTTGATAGAATAAAATGTTCTGGCATCGTATCGGTTTCGGGACAAATGGAAAGATATTAATATGATTAATGAATTTGAATATGAAAAATTACAAAATGAGTTTAAAAATGGACAACCATTTTCTCATTGTGTTATAGATAATTTTTTTGATGAAGAAACGGCTTTAAAATTGTCAGAAGAATTTCCCGACTATAATGATAACGTTTGGTCTATCTATGATAATCCAATAGAAAATAAAAGAACTAATTCAAACTGGAATTTGTTTCCAAAAGAAACATATCAATTCTTTTCTTTAATGAATGGTGATGAGTTTATAGAAAAAGTAAAAAAAATTACAGGTATTGATGATTTGGCTGCCGATTATGGATTACACGGCGGCGGGTGGCACATGCATGGTCGCAACGGAAAATTGAATTTACATAAAGATTATTCTATTCATCCAAAACTTGAAATGGAAAGAAGAATTAATATTATCATTTACATGACACCAATTTGGCAAGAATCTTGGGGTGGAGGGTTGGAATTATGGTCAAATGATGAGGAAAAAAATTTACCAAAAGAATGTATTAAAAAAATTGATAATAAATTTAACCGTGCTGTAATTTTCGACACTACGCAGAATTCGTGGCATGGCCTTCCTGATGCGATTAATTGTCCTCCAGGAATGTACAGAAAATCTTTAGCAATATACTATGTCTCTCCTCCAAGAAAAGAAGCTGAAGTACATGACCGAGCACTTTTTGCACCTTACAAAGATCAGGTTAGTGACCCTAAAATTTTAGAATTGATTAAAAAAAGATCAAGTTCTAAAACCTCTGGTGAAGTTTATAGGACATAAAAACCTCAGGTAAGAGAAATTATAAATACAAGATAAAATTAGACTAACTGCTGTAGAGGCGGAGAAATATGAAATTTAAAGACTTTCTATTAGAACAGAAAGAAAAACACGCTGTCATGGCTTTCGGCCGTATGAATCCGATTACGAACGGCCATGAAAAAGTAGTCAAGGAAGTCAAAAAAATTGCTAAGCAATTTGACGCATCCCACCACATCGTACTGTCACATTCTCAAGATCCGAAGAAAAATCCTCTTACAGTACAGCAAAAAATGAAACACGCTAAGCGTGCATTTCCCGATACAAAATTTGTAGCAGCATCCAGTGAATCTCCCACATTTTTCGAATATGCCGAAAAGTTATACAAACAAGGTGTAACTCATTTTCACATGGTTGCTGGTTCTGATCGAGCTCTCGAATATTTAAAATTACTCAAAAAATATAATGGTACACATAAGGGTGCTAGATTTAATTTTAAATACATGGGTGTAGAATCTGCCGGTGAACGTGACCCAGATGCAGAAGGCGCAGAGGGTATCTCCGCATCAAAGATGCGTGATGCTGCCGCAAAGGGAGATTTCAAAACTTTTAAAAAAGGCGCACCATCAAAAATGTCAGTTGATCAGGTAAAAGACATGTATAATGATGTGCGTAAAGGTATGAACATTAAAGAAAGCATCAATGAAGAATTCGAAGAACTTCTCGTTGAAGGTGTACATGATCAAAGTATTTTCAAAGCAGTATTTTTAGCAGGCGGTCCAGGTTCAGGTAAAGATTATGTGTTAAGTAATACATTAGATGGCCATGGATTAACAGAAATTAATTCTGATAAAGCTTTAGAGTTCTTAATGGATAAAAAAGGACTTGATAAGAGAATGCCTGAGAATGAAACTGAAGCGAGAGATATCGTTCGAGGCAAAGCTAAGAGTGTAACTGAATTACGTCAACGTTTAGCATTACAGGGAAGAAACGGTTTAATCATCAATGGTACAGGCGATGATCCTAAAAAGGTTGCAAAAATTAAATCAAAATTAGAAGAATTGGGTTACGACACCTCAATGATTCTTGTCAATACAAATGATGAAGTGTCTGCACAAAGAAACATTGAACGTGGTCAAAGAGGTGGTAGAACTGTACCAGAAACAATTCGTAAAGAAAAATGGGACAATGTTCAAAACGCACGTACAGAATACGCAAAGATATTTTCTGATCGTTATATGGAGTTTGACAACTCGGAAGATTTGCGACAAGCGCCACCTGATGTGGTTAAAGAAAAGAAAATGGAAATGTTGCAACTCTTTAAGAATGTTAAAGAGTTCGTTGCACAACCTCCACAATCTCCTGCTGCTCAAGAATGGGTAGCAAATGAACTTCAACAAAAAGATACATTAAAGCCGGACACAAAAGGTGCAGAAAAGATTCCACCAAGTGGATCTAGTGCTGCTGATGAAGCTAGAAAGATGGGATTACAATATTATGGATTTGGCCGTTACGGTAAAAATGGTAAAACTACACACCGTTCAGTGCATGACAAATTAGTACAAGTAACAAACAAAGAACCAGAACAACCAAAATTACCAACACCAGGTTCTTCACCAGTTGATAATAAATCTAAAGTCAAAAAAGAATCTATTGATGACGAATTTGAAAATCTTATTTCAGAAGATTTGCGTAAGTGGTTTAGTAAAACTGATCCAGAAGGTGGTTGGAAAAGAATTAATAGTAAAGGTGAAGCAATTGGTCCTTGCGCTCGTGAACCTGGTGAACCAAAACCAAAATGTATGTCAAACGAAAAACGTGCTTCATTGTCCAAGAAAGAACGTGCATCTGCTGTCGCAGCAAAACGTAAACATGATCCTGTTGCAGACAGAGGTGGCAAAGGTGGTAAACCTGTGAATGTTTCTAATTTTGGAAAAGGAAAACTATCTGAAGCTGTAACAGTTTCGGTTACTGGTGATACAGTTGATGAAGTAAAAGACTTCTTTACTACATTCAATAATAATGTAACCCATGAAGAATCATATGCTTTGTCTGATTCAAAGACTGATGCTATAACATTAGGTAAATTTATGCAACCCTTTGGTGAGAAAATGGAAAATACCATGATCACTAATGAGATGATGCAAGATATGCTTGATGAAAGTCAACATAATTTATTGAAAGATAAACAAGGTAGAGTTAGAGTTTTCATGTTGCGCTCTGTTGCAGCAAAAGAAGCACATACGAAACAAGGTATCGTTTTGAAACATAAAAATGGTTATGTAATTAAACTAAAAGAGGAGATTGAAAATGTTGAAGTTTATAAAGGAACTATTCGGAATTGGATTGAAGAATCCAAACAAGCACGGGTTAGAGGGAGCATCGACAGCTCCAAACCAGGACTTCTCACAGAGAGTAGAACAATACTCAGCACCAGTGGAAGCACCAGTTCAGGAACAAACAGTTCAAGAGAAACCAAAGACGCAAAAGAAGGCACCAGCATCCAAGAAGCCATCGCCAAAGAAACAAGAAACAAAATCACCCTCTCAGAAATCAGGCAGAGGCAGAAAACCTGGTCAGAAGAACAAATCAACGAAATAGATCGTGGTATTGAACCTGGTCTATCAATGGCTGGTGCAGGTGAAAGTATTGGTAGAGATATGGGAGAAAAAATTAAAAAAAGATCCCATAAAGTTACTACAGTAGAAATGACTGGTGATGAAACAACAGCTTCTATTGGTGATCAAAAAGAAGGTGAGTTAAAAAGAAAAGGTATTAATTTAACGACATTCAAAGCAAAAAGGCCGATAGGATGAAAACATTTAAAGAATTAATGTTAGAGAGATGTTGGCCAGGTCATAAACCTGTACCTGGTAAAAAACCTTATTCACCAGGTTCTTGTGTAAAAGAAGAACAACTTGATGAAATGCCTGGTGCTAATATGGACACTAGAGCAGTACATAAGCATCTTAGAAAATCTGGTTGGGAATTAACTAGAACATCCGGTGGTCACGATGTGTTTACTCATCCAGAAGCTAAGCATCATATTCCTGTTCCTCGTCACAAGCAATTAAAGGCACCATTAGTTCGTGGTATTCTAAAAGCTGCCAAAATAAATGAAGATTTGGAAGAATCTGCCGCATGGCAACGTAAAGAAGGAAAAAATCCTGAAGGTGGATTAAATCGTAAAGGTATTGCTTCTTATCGCCGTGAAAATCCTGGTTCAAAATTGTCAATGGCTGTGACTACACCACCATCAAAATTAAAACCAGGAAGTAAAGCAGCGAATCGCCGTAAATCATTTTGCGCTCGTATGGGTGGTATGCCAGGTCCTATGAAGGATGAAAAAGGTCGTCCAACAAGAAAAGCATTATCTTTGAGAAAGTGGAATTGCTAAGTGGCACAATTTAGAACCGACTTACACAAGATAGATTCAGGACAAGTATTCACTCGTTATGAAGTGAATATGATGTCTGATCGTCTTACACCATCGGGCACAATGACAGATGCGTTTGGTCGCCTTCGTCTATCACAACCATTTACTCTTTTTGATAGTTCGCACCGTTTTACTGACAACGGACTGTGGTCAACATCAAATACAGAAGGAAATAGTTCATATGCTTTTGTAAACAATCAAAGTATGATTGCGATGACTGTGGGAACTACAGCAAATGCCGAAGTCATTCGTGAGACAACAAGAGTGTTTTCATATCAACCAGGTAAGTCTTTGTTGATGATGTCGTCATTTGCTATGGAGACACCTAAAGCAAATGTTCGTCAGAGAGTTGGTTATTATGGTGCTGAGAATGGTATCTATCTTGAGAATGATGGAACAGCAAACTATTTTGTGCTGAGAAGTAATACATCAGGGACAATTACAGAAACAAAAGTTACACAAACAGATTGGAATATAGACAAGTTTGTCGGCACGGGTTATTCATCTCAAAGTGGTGGTGCTGAACATACTAACGGCATCGATGTAAGTAAAACTAATATTCTTTGGATGGATATTGAATGGTTGGGTGTTGGTGATGTTCGTTGTGGATTTGTGGTTGATGGTAAAATGGTTCCTGCTCATATATTTCATAATGATAATAAGAATTTGGTTCCTTATATGACAACGGCATCTTTACCGTTGCGTTATGAAATCAAGAACACAGGTATTACAACAAGTAATTCTACATTAAAACAGATTTGTTCAACCGTTATATCTGAAGGTGGATATGAGTTGCTTGGATCGCAGCAAGCCGTAGGCACACCAGTTACTAGCCCAATTGATTTGGCCGTTGCTGGAACATATTATAATCTCATTTCTTTGAGATTGAAATCGGATAGATTAGATGCGATTGCCATTATTACTGCACTATCTTTATTAGCATTAACTAACAACTCATATTATAACTGGCAACTCAGGGCGGGTGGTACAACAACAGGTGGAACATGGGTAAGTGCAGGAGATAATTCGGCTGTTGAATATAAATTAGATGCCGCAACAATTTCAGGTGGAAGAATATTAGCATCGGGCTTTACAACTTCTACTACACAAAGTTCTATACCAGTGGATATTCTTAGAGAAGCACTATTCAAATTTCAATTAGAAAGAAATGGATTGACCAATACACCCTTCGAACTCACATTATGTGTGGCAGCATCAGTTAATGGTTCTGATATATACGCATCGATGGATTGGGAAGAAGTCACAAGATAACAAAAACTAAATCAGGAGAACTAAAATGTTTCAAGACAAACTAACAAAAGAAATTGCTGCTGCAGCAGCACAAATTAAAACAGAACCAACTAAAAACGTTGTAAATGGAAACAGCGTTGAAGGTGCTGTTGTTTCAATTATGGCCAATGAAGAACTTAAAGGTAATCAACACAAGATTGATGCCAATAAGAATGGTAAAGTTGATGCACACGACTTTAAACTTCTTCGTAGTAAGAAAAAAGTAGAAGAAGGTGTTAAGGGTGCTGGTGTAGGTGCTGCTCTAGGTTCTGTTGCTGGTGGACCAGTCGGTGCTGCAATTGGTGGTGCTTTAGGACATGTGGCTGGTGAAGTTCTTTCCAGTGCTAAAAACAAAGCAAAAGCTATGGGTCGTATTGCTGTAGGTCCTTCAATGGCTGATAGCAAATTAAAAAGAGAAGATGTTGAACAAATCGATGAAGTTGGTGATACATCAGCAGGTAGAAAAATGATTAGTTCATATGTCAACAAAGCAATTGGTGACAAATCAAAAGACCGTTCAAAAGGTTTACGTAAAGCAACATCACGCCTCTACAAAGACAATTACTATGGTAAAAAGAATGAAGAAGTTGAAATGAACGAAGAAGATGCTTATAACAAAGACCGTTATGCTGTTAAAGATGGTAAAGCAAAAAAAGATAATCCTACACACATGGGTTCACCTAACTACAAAGATCAACCACATCATGTTTGGGCAACAAGTGCTGAACATGCATTGAAAAAATCTATGAAGAAAGAAGAAGTTGAACAAATGGACGAAGCTTTTCCAACTGTAGCAGATGCTAAAAAACGTATGGCTGCCGGTCAAAGTTCTTTCGAGAAAAAGAAAATTTCTACTGGCACAGTTTACTCACGTAAGTACAAAGCAGAACCAGATGATGCAGATGATATGCCAAAGAAAAAGGCAAAGACTATGAAAGAGATGTTGGACATTTACAGACAACATGGCGCAGAATCTTTGGTAGAAAATTTAATGATCGAAGAACCAACGAACGATGAGTATAAAAAAGAAGCTGAAATTGCTCAAGCAAAATCTGAAGGTAAAATTCGCAATGACAAACAGATTGCTAAAGCAGCATCACAAGGTGTAAAAATGGAAGAAGTTGAACTTGAAATGTATGATGCTGATGAAATCAATGGTGTTCAAATCGATACAATTGATGAGCGTTCAATGACTGATGCTGAAATGGACAAACGTGAGAAAATCGTAAAGTCAATGAAAAAAGGCATTCAAGGTTTCAAAGATCGTTATGGTGATGATGCTAAGTCGGTAATGTATGCTACTGCAACCAAAAACGCGATGAAGGACTAACTATGAAAAAGTTTTCGGATGTTTTTAAATCCATTCGATTTGCTAAATTGGACCCTCAACATGATAAACCTGAAATTGGTGGATCAAAAGATGATGAGGAACATTATACTGTTGGCACAAAAGAATGGGATCAACAAGTAAAACATGTAAAGAAAAGAGCTATGCAAGAAGAAAAGAAAGACAAGTATGATGAGGGTGAATATGACCGTGAAGGTGATATGGCTAAATCCGACTTGCGTTCTATCATTGCGAATGCTAAAAGATTGCACGATATGATTGAAGATGCTGATAATCTTCCTGAGTGGGTGCAATCTAAAATTACTGTAGCAGAAGATTATATTTCAACCGTTGCGAATTACATGACAGCAGAAATGAATGAATCTGTCGCAGATACACATTCTAAATTGCGTAAAAAATCTGGTTTGCCACATCCCGATTACTATAAAGAATTAGGCAAATCTTATGATATTGAAGATGATAAAGAAAGACTTTCAAAGCAATCTGAAATCAAAAAGAAATACAAAGTCGAATCTTATGTTCCTTCACCACATGCCAAACCTGTTCCTAAGAAACCAAAAGGTGAATATGAACGTAAGGTTGACAAGTATTTGAAAAAGAAATACAACAAAGAAGAAGTGGAAATAGACGAAGCAGCAAAGTGGCGTTCAACTTCAGTAGCAAAAAAAGTTACTGATCCTGATGATGAAAGCAGTCGTTCTTATGACTATCATCACGAAAATCCCAGATCAACAGGCATGAAGCAAGCAACTTCAGATAAGCCATATTCATCGGGTCTGCTATGCGTAAAGAAGAAGTTGAACTTTCTGAAGGTCGCCCATCACAGCGCCATCCATTAGAGGGTCATGAATATCACAAGAAAACGGATGCTGAATTGATTCACATTGCTAAAGATGCACATGAAGCAGCAGAAGCAATGAAAAGTCACAACACAACCGCAGAAAACAAATACCGTGACCAAGCAAATGATTCTGCGACAGTGAGATATTTCCGTCAAAAGAGTGGTATGCCTAACTGGTATAAAAAGAAGTACGGACACGTTAAGGAAGAAATGGAACAGTTAGAAGAAAAGAATGTTCCAACTTCACCTGAAAAGTGGGCTCAGGCCAAAGCACAAGCAAAAGCTAAGTTTGATGTATATCCATCAGCCTACGCAAATGGTTGGGCTGCAAAGAAATATAAAGAAATGGGTGGTGGTTGGAAATCAGTTAGCGAAGAAACTATTTCAGAATCTCGCAAATCTGAAATTATCAAAAAGTTAGTTAAGAAAAAAACTAATCCAGACGATAAATTTGAACCAAATCCAGTAATGGTAAAAACCAGAGATGACAGAGATCATTAACATAAATAACAAGTAAAACAATTTTTAGGAAATGGTGATGTCTTATACACAAATACAACCGCCGATGCATTTGTTCCAGGTGCAACGATTGGTGTATTTGGTGTTTCCGCTTCGGAGAAATCTGGAACAGGTAATGTTGCAACATTGACTATTACTTCAGCTGGTTCGGGTTTCACTGCTCGTCCGACTTTAAGTATAACTGGTGCTAATACTGTTCAAGCAGTAGCTATTGCTAATGCAAAAACTGTAGGTGTAACAATCACCGCAGCAGGTACAGGTTATGTAGCCGGTCAAGTATTTACTGCAACTGGTGGTACAGGTACAGCAACGACACTTACTATAACTACAGTCAACGGAAGTGGTAATGTTACTGCGGTTAGCATTACACAAGCAGGTGACTATACAGCATTACCAACACTAACTAATAATCCATTTACATCCAACACTACTGTTGCTGGTACAGGATTTACGGCTACACTTTCTATGGGTGTTGGTAGTACATTGGTTACTACAGTTGGTGAACAATATAATTCTTCCGACGTAACCGTTACAGTTGGTGGTGCTGGTGGTACAGGTGCTGTTGTTGCACCAGTCTTAACTGGTCAAGAAGGTACTTCGAAAGGTGTATTAGCTGGTTGGAACTTACGTAAAGAAGGATCTGGTGGTCGTGCAGGTCGTGTACAGTATGAGTGCTTAGTTGCTATGGGTTCAATCTCCGGTGATGGCGCTGACGATACTCTATTGGCACCGTAATAATGAGATATGAAGATGATGCTATCGATTCCTCAGAAGTAATAGGAACGATACAAAAAGGTCAAGCGATTGATGCACATGAACCTTCGGGTGAGGACTCTGTTTCGGTCCTCAACCCGAATGTTGTTACCGAAGTTAATTTTCGTTTAAGAAATGAATTAAATGAAATTATATTAACTGCCGATCAGGGTATACAGAAGATAAGAAAAACCTTACATAGATATGGTTTTGATTTACCTGCTGTATATGAACCTGATCGTGAAGGTGATGAACTGGTAATTGAAGTTAATCAGTTTGGTTTTGATGATTTAGATTCTAATGTTTATATTTTATATTTTATGAATGATAAAGGGGTTTATGAATTTTATGCTGAACTTGGAGATGATCAACGTATGGATGAATTACTATCTGACGGTATTTAAAAAGAAAAATAATGCTGTTTGATAATTTGACTAGTGAAAATATACTGATGTATGCAATGAAGATTTATGATAAGCCTAATTGCATCATGAGTGAGTTTAAAGAAGATATGAAAAGATTCAACTATTTAAAAAGGTTGTTTCGAAGGTATCGAAAAATAGGTGAAATAAAAGAACTTCTAGTATTAAATCATCTAGTCGTTTTATATAATGTTTTTGGTGCTGAAGCATTGACTAGATTATTATTTTTTAAGATGTCCAAAGAAGATCAACCTATTTTAAAAACATACCTTATATTTTTAAGTTGTATGCCAGATGTGGTAAAAGGTATAAAAGGACAAGATGTATTATCTTCTGATATACCTGTAGATTTAAAAATAGCCGAAGTGTTAAGAGAGATTAAATGAGTAATGAATTTAAAAAAGAATGTGGCGAAGGAATGTATTGGTGTAGCACTGATAAAAAGTGTAAGCCAATACAAGAAGATATGCCCACAAACAATGCCGGTGGTGGTGTCATTGCTGGAATAGGTGTTGGTCCTCAAGGTGAACCTGGTGTAAATAAGAAAAAAAGAAATTTAATACCTTTAATGGCTTTTATAAGAAGGAAAGCAAATGTGGCTTCTTAGTTTTTTACCTACAGCATTTCTAGAATTTATAATTAATGCCGTATTGTTTGCAAGTATAGTTGGTGTTGTTGTAGGATTTTTTGGAAGTAAAATTCCATTTGTTGGCTCATATGCAACAATCATTAAGTATGCGTCAATCGTATTTTTCTGTATAGGCCTTTATTGGAAAGGTGGATTTAGTGTAGAGAAAGAGTGGCGAGCTCGTGTCGAAGAAATGCAAGAAAAAGTAAGACTTGCAGAAGAACAGTCTAAACAAGTCAACACAGAAATAGAAACTAAAATTGTAGAAAAAACAAAAGTTGTAAGAGAAAAAGGTAAGATACAAATCGAATATATTAATCGATTAGTTAAAGGTGATACTGTAGAGATTGTGAAAGACATGACTGAAGAACAGAAACAGGAATTTATGGTAAAGCAAAAAGAATTACAAGATGCTTTGAAAAATTGTCCTATACCAAGAATCATTATAGAAGAACATAATAAAGCTGTGGAGTTGAAATGAAACTATATCTAATTTTATTGACTGCATTATTAACTGGTTGTTCCACTACTGTACCAGTTGTTGCAAAGTTTCCTGAAGCACCACAATCGTTAAAAGAAAATTGTGCCACTTTAAAGAAAATTGAAGGTGAACAAGTTTCTATCGTAGATTTGCATAAAACTGTGATTGAGAATTATACTACTTACCATGAGTGTGTTATTAAAGTTGAAGGTTGGAACGAGTGGCACAAAAAACAAAAAGAGATTTTTGAAAGTATAAAATAAATTGGAGTAAACAATGGAACTAACAAAACAACAACTAAAACAATTATTACCAAAAAATCCATATATTGACCAGTGGCACAATGCACTCAGTCAATTATTGCCAGATTATCAAATCAATACACCACAACGTATTGCAGCATTCATTGCACAATGCGCTCACGAATCTGGTAATTTTATTTTCTTAACTGAAAATTTGAATTACAAAGCCGCAACACTACGTAAATTATTTGGAAAATATTTTCCAGATGATGCAAGTGCTGCTGCATATGAAAAGAAACCTGAAAAGATTGCAAACAAAATCTATGCTGATCGTATGGGTAATGGTAACGAAGCATCTGGTGACGGCTACAAATATCGTGGTCGTGGATTAATTCAATTGACTGGTAAAACAAACTATACTTGGTTTGCTGCATCACTGGAGATTTCTCCTGAAGAAGCAGCAGAGTATACACAAACTTTTGAAGGCGCAGCACAATCTGCATGTTGGTTCTGGGAAACAAATAATATTAATCAATGGGCTGATAAGAATGATATTCTCACAATGACAAAGAGAATTAATGGTGGCACCATAGGACTTGAAGATCGCAAGAAACATTATGAACATGCCCTTCACGTTCTAGGAGCTCACTAATGAAATATCTAGCACTTCTAATACTACCACTATTGGTTGCTTGCGAGGAAAACTATCGTTACCCTTGCCAAGATCCAGATAATTGGGAAAAGAAAGAATGTAAAAAACCCTATTGTAGTGCTAACGGAACTTGTCCTGAAGATTTGACTCCATACGAAAAAGATAAAGTTGGAGGATTACCAGGAAATAATAATATAACACAGCCTGCACAACAGATGCCAAAAAAAGGAGAATGTAAATGATTAAGGATATATGGGAAGGACCAAGATATACAACTGAAGAATTAAATGCGAGATTAAAATTCTTTATTGGTGTCGTTTTAGGCCTAACACTATTTGGTATTGTTTTCGTAGTATTATACAGTTTAATTTTTGTTACTCAGCCGATGAATGGTATGAGTCCTGTGGATAATAAATTCTTTGAGTTAATTATTCCAATTGCAACATTCTTAACTGGTACATTATCAGGTATTATGTTGGCAGGTGATGACAAAGACTTGAGAGCAAAAGCACTTGATGCTGCTAACAAGCCATATACACCACCACCTTCGCCACCACCATCACCGTCACAGAAAAGAATTGAACCAACTTTAAGTGAAGCAGCCGCCGCTCGTGCATCAACACCATCAAATCCGTTTGAATCTGCAATGGACGATGTGTTAAATAGTTTTGCTCCTGCTGTTGCATCGGGATTCGGTGGTAAAGAAGCGCCTGCACAACCAGATCATCCTGAAAAATAATGAGTCTATTAATCAAGATGCTCTCAGGAGAGGGTGAAAATAATCCAAGTAGCAAGAGAGTAATTACGTTTCTAGCGTTTTTACTTCTTGCTACGGGGTTTATTGCAGAAATGTTTTTTGAAAGAAAAGTAAACCCTAGTACCTACGAAACAATGATGTATATTGTTATTGGTGGTTTAGGGTTTACCGCATCCGAAAAATTTACTAAAAAGGAAAATACAAAATGAATTACCTATTCGCTTTAGCAATTGCGCTATTTCTTGCCACATCAGTATATGCAGCAGAAGAAAAGAAAGTTTGTGTCAAAGAATATGACAACAAAACTAAAAAAGAAAAAGAAGTGTGCAAAACTATCAAAGTTCATAAGAAACTAGAAGGCACAAAGATTCCTGAGAAAAAGTAATAGAGACATAAAATGCCTTTAACTAGAATAACATCCGACAATATTTCAAATACTACAATTGAAATACAGGATCTAAGTGTAAACACTGTAAATGCTCTAATGTACACAGCAAATACCGCTGTTAGTGCTAGTGGTGTTACTGCTGGAACTTATGGAAGTATAGGAACATCTCCTATTATAGTAGTTAATGATCAAGGTAGATTGACTTCAGCTCAAGAAAATATAGAATTTTTACTATATCGATTAAATTCTACTAGAGTTGGTTCCAATGCAACTGGAGCTCAAAGTATTTTTGGTGTTAGTGCTAATTTGGAAACAAACACACAATATGAAATAGAAGGATTGTATGCCCTGTCAAAAACGGCAGGAACTACATCTCATAACTTTTCTATTGGCTTTGGTGGAACCGCAACATTTAATAATGTAGCTTATCTATCTTCATTCAAATACAATACAACTAGTTTTTTAGCAGCTCCAACAACCGATGGTTTACATTCTTTTATACAAGGAACAACTACAACTCAGATTTTATCCGCAATAGTTTCTGCTGGCACATACATAGCAATAACTATAAGAGGAAGTTTAAGTGTTAATGAAGCAGGTACATTAATACCACAATATTCTTTGAGTGCCGCTCCTGGCGGCGCATATACTGTAGCTATAGGAAGTTATTTTAAATTAACTAAGGTTGGATCTGCCGGTTCCAATATTTCTGTTGGTAGTTGGTCTTAATTTTTTGGAGAAAAGATGGCACATTTTGCACAATTGGATGAAAACAACACAGTTATTCAAGTTATCGTCGTTCATAATAATGAATTAATGATGGACGGCCAAGAGAATGAAACAAAAGGTATTTTGTTTTGTAAATCGTTGTATGGTGAAGAAACACGATGGAAACAAACATCATATAACGGAACTATGAGAAAAAATTATGCAGGTTTTGGTTATACGTATGATGCACAAAGAGATGCATTTATACCACCGAAACCTTTTAATAGTTGGGTATTGAATGAAACCACTTGTTTGTGGGAAGCACCAACACCATACCCAACAGATGGTGAAAGATACTATTGGGATGAAGAAACGACCAGCTGGGTGCTCAGTACGGTATGACAACCTACGTCAACAGTGGTAACTTTGAACAAACAACAATTGATGAATTCTCAGGACCAAAGATAACTTCAATTACTGTAACGAACAGTAGTTATGTTGCCACTGGAGCAACAACAATATCTACAAGTGGTGGATATGTACAAATAGTAGGAACAAGTTTTAGCAGTCCAATGCAGGTGTTTTTGGATCCAACAGGAACAAATAGAATTCAAAGTACAACTGCTGCAACATCAGTAACATATGTGAACTCAACTACAATTAATGTACAACTACCAGCAAAAGCCGCAGGAAATTATACTTGTTTTGTTGTAAGAACGTCAGACGGACAATTTGCAACAAAAATTAACGGATTAACATACGCATGACACAAAAAATTACATCGGTCAATATTGAAGCAACTACATTAAGTTCATTTACGGGACCAACAATATCCAGTATTGCTATTGCCAATTCAACTTACGTTTTATTAGATGATACCGCAGTTTCAAATGCTGGTGGTTATGCTGTCATTACAGGAAGTAACTTCACAAGTGGCGCCCAAGTTTTATTTGGTAGTACACCAGCAACAGCAGTTACTTTTGTTAATTCAACTACATTAAATGTTCAAGTGCCTGAATTGACAGCAGGTAGTTACGTTACCTATGTACAAAATGCGGATGGTTCTACTGCAATCAGGTTGAATGGTATCACCTCAAGTCCTATACCTGTTTGGGCTACAGGAAGTACATTGACACCTCAAACTGATGGTGTTGCTATTTCTGTTCAATTATCGGCAACATCTGATTCGAGTGTTGTATATTCTGTAGCTAACGGCAGTTCTTTGCCTTCTGGAACAACATTAGATTCAAATGGTTTGTTTAGTGGTACGATTTCTGGATTAAGTGGTGATACAACATATAATTTTAGTGTAAATGCAATTGATGCTGAAAATCAAGAAACACTAAGATCATTCAGTGTAACGGTGGTTTCAGGAGATCCGTTTTTTAAAGATACTGTATTGTTGTTGAATGGTGAAACAAGTAATAATACATGGATTACTGATGTAAGCACAAATAAATTTGCACTTACGGTGGCTGGTGATACACGACCAAACGCATTTAGTCCGTATGGAACTGTTCGGAGTAATTATTTTGACGGTACTGGTGATTGGTTATCATTAACAAGCCAAGCTAATCTAGCATTAGGCACTACAGATTTTACAATAGAATTTTGGGTTTATATAGCATTAAATACGATACCAACTAATATTACATTTTACGATCAACGTAACAATACCAATGGATTTTCAGTGGTGCAGCCTGTTATTGAGTTGACTTCGGGTACTGGATATGCATGGTATTCCGAAGCCGCAAATAAGATAACAACAGGTACTTCCGTAGTAAGATTAAATGCATGGCAACATGTGGCTGTATCTAGGTCGGGTACTACTACTAGAATGTTTATAGATGGAGTTCAAGCTGGAAGCAGTTTCACTGATACACTAAATTATCCAGCAGGAAGTCTTAATATAGGTCGAGCAAACGATGGAGTAAGTACTAGGAATCATACTGGATATATCTCCAATCTTAGAGTAGTAATAGGAACTGCACTTTACACATCAACTTTTACACCCTCAACTTCACCATTAACAGCAATTACAAACACACGTTTATTAACCTGTCAATCTAATCGTTTAATTGATAATAGTACAAATAACTTTACAATTACAAGAAACGGTGATGTATTAGTAAGCAACTTTGGTCCTTTTGTTGAAACAGACACAACAACAGGCAGTGGTTATTTTGATGGTACTGGAGATTATATAGATGCACCAAGCAATGTAGCATTTACACTTGGTACATCAGATTTTACAATAGAAGGTTATCTATACTTAATTTCAGGAACCACGGGAACACTGTATGATTCAAGAACAGGCTCGACTACAATATCTCCAGTGATATATTTAAACGCCGGAGCGTTAACTTATTTTGTTGCAGCGAATAGAATTGGTGGACCTACACTAGTTGCTGGACAATGGCATCACATTGCAGTTTCACGAAGTGGAACAAGTACAAAATTGTTTTTAAATGGAGAACAAGTAGGATTAACATATACTGATACGAATAATTATGTTATAGGTGGCCCAAAAATTGGAGCTGGATATAACAACACTAACCTGTTGAACGGTTATATTTCTAATTTAAGAGTATTAAAAGGTACTGCATTATACACATCAAACACTGCGCCACCAACTGCACCATTAACCGCAACAGCGGATACGAGTTTACTTACATTACAATCACGCATTGGTGAAAACAATAATAGATTTATCGATACTTCTGGTATAAACAGTATTATAACAAGAAGTGGTAATACCTCACAGGGAACATTTAGTCCGTTTCAGATAGGCGGTTGGAGTAATTTTTTTGATGGTACGGGAGATTACATTTCTACAGCTGATAATGCAGTTTTGAATCCAGGAACTCAAGATTTTGTCATGGAAGCATGGGTTTATTTTACAGGTACAACTGGTGCCAATCAAGGTATAAACGGCAAAGGAACTGCGGGCACCAATGGATATTCATTCTTTATAACGAACGCTCTAGTCTTAAGTTTCATTTGGAATGGAACGGGCGGAACAACAATTACTGGAGGAACACTCAGTTTAAATACATGGAATCATGTCGCTGTTGTAAGAAATAATAGCGTAATTCGATTATATTTGAATGGTGTGGGAGCAGGATCTTCTACTGCATGTACAACTGATATAACATCTACCGCTATCAAATATATTGGCCAAGCTCGTGGTGCTAATCCTATGTTAGGTTACATAAGTAACTACAGAATGATGAAGGGTTCGCGTCCCTCTGGATATGATGCTACATCGTCATCACTTACAGTACCGTCATTACCATTAACTGATGTCGCTAACACTTCAATATTAACTTGTGCTGATAATGCATTTATTGATGATAGTCCAAATAATTTTGCGATTACACGTAACGGTGATGCATCGGTGCAACCGTTTAATCCATTTAAAGCACATACAATAGTACCCAATACTCGTAGTGTTTATTTTGATGGGACAGGGGATTATCTGTCTACCCCAGACAGCACTGCTTTTGATTTTGGTACTGGGTCATTAACTGTAGAAGCGTGGATTTATACTGGTGTAAAAGTTGATTATCAAAGTATTGTTGGTTCTTTTGACGGTTCCAGTAATGGGTGGTATTTACACACAAATTCATTAGGAACTATTACATATGGACTAACTCCAAGTGCCCCATATAATGGAACGATCCAAGTTTGCAACAATGCATGGAATCACATTGCGATGGTTCGTAATGGGTCAAGTGCTTTAGCGTTGTATGTTAATGGGGTGTTAGACAGCTCGCAGACTAATAGCACAAATATAAATAATAATGCTGAAGTCAGGGTTGGAAGCCTTAGTGCTGGAGCAACTAGGTTTTTCAATGGGTATATTTCCGGTGTCCGTGTTGTTAATGGCACGGCTGTTTACACGTCGGCGTTCACACCCCCCACAGCACCACTCACCGCGATTGCAAATACAAGTTTATTGACTTGTTCCAGTAACACAATCGTAGACTTAAGTACAGCAAATACAGGAAATGTGCCACATACAATTACTATAAATGGCGATGCTCGACCAACCACTGTAAACCCATTAGGATTTACAGTAACTAATGTAACAGGAACATCATCTGAATATTCTATCACCAATGAAGGTGGCAGTATGTACTTTGATGGTACAGGAGATTTTTTAACCATACCAAGTAACGCAGCATTAAGTTTTGGTACTGCGCCACTTACAGTAGAATGTTGGATTTATCCTACAAGCACTGCTGCTGCAAATAAAATGATTTTAAATAGATGGAATGGTTCTAATGCTGATTCCTATCAATTATTTTTAAGAAGTAATAATAGAATATGTTGGCAAGTACATACTCAAAATAGTGCTGATGTAGCCGCACTTGATATTCCTATAAATTCTTGGACACACATAGCTTGGACTAGAGTTGGTACTAGTGGTTACTTGTATGTTAATGGTATTTTAAGAGATACCGCTACATTCAGTAATTCATCGAATGGAAATGGGATTGCAACTGTGGGTGCTGATCAAAGTGGCACTGCTCCTTTCTTTGGGTATATAAGTGATTTGCGTGTTACTAGGGGGGTTTCAAGATATACTTCAAACTTTATCCCACCATCAACTCCATTAACACCAGTAGCAAATACTACATTATTACTAAATGGTACTAATGGTTCTATCATTAATTATAGTAGAAAAAGTAATTTAGAAACTTTTGGTGATGTTAAAATTAGAAATGATGTGGTAAAATATGGAAACACATCGATGTATTTTGATGGCACAGATGATGCTCTTATCATGCCTTATTCACCAATCTTCAACTTAGGCACAGGACAGTTCACTATAGAATGTTGGGTGAATTTTAGTACTCTTTCTGGTAATAGACTGATTTTTGACACTTATACTGCAGCTTCCGCTGGTGGAGGATATCAACTTTACTGGAGAGGAACAGGTTCAAGTATTACTTTCTATGCAAATGGTGTTGTGGTAGCACAAAGTTCATTTACTAGTCATGCAATTGATACTTGGTATCACGTAGCAACAACTAGAGATTCTTCTGGAATCGTTCGTGTTTTTGTTGATGGTGTAATGTATGCATATGCTTCATATACAGCCACGATAGATATTGCTACAACTGCTCGACCTGGTGTAGGTATTCAAGTTGCAACTTTAACTAATGATTTCCATGGATACATAGATGATTTGAGAATTACTAAAGGTTTTTCTAGGTATTCATCGAATACAAGTTTTACGCCACCTACAATAGCATTTTCAAGAAGATGAAAAAATTAATTTTCGATTTAGATAAATACTCTATCAGTAAATTTCAATAATGTGGGCACTTAATACATTTTTCTTTTTCATCATTCTGATAGGTATTAGAACAGGCCAATTTTTACCTACATTTTTAAGTTTAATAGTTTATATTATACTCTTAACAATTTGGGAAAACGAAATACGGGAAACAGACTAAAATGAGTCCAAAAATATTAGAAGAAGCTTTTAACGGTGCAAAACAAATGTACGAATCTGGTGATGTCACTAGAAACGACTATTTGAACATGTTAAAAAGTATCGATACCGAAAAAATACCTTCTACTCCAGAAAATGATATCAAAAAACAAGAATTGAGAATTTTGATTGATGATGCCATTTTTACGGTAGAATAAGATGTTGCAAGATCAAGACGAAGTTAATCTTAAGGTAGATGTGAGTGTACTTAAAGAAAAAGTATCGACATTAACAATACTTTGTGATAAAATGGACAGAGTAATGGAGAAATTGGCAGATAGTCAATTAGACTTGTCCTCACAAATTTACAAAGATATGGACAAAAGAAAAGAAGAAACAATCGGCGATATTAAAGAATTGCATTCCAGAATTACCACGACAGATAGAAATCTTTCCGATAAGATAGAACTTACCGAGCGTAGAATTATGGATGAAATCAAATCTCTACGCGACCATATTACCGAACATAATCAAAAAGAAGATGATGATATGAAAACACTCACCCAATGGAAATGGATGATTGCTGGTGGGGTAATAATCTTAGCTTGGGTAATCTCCAACATTAAATTTGAGTCATTGGTAAAGTTGTTTATATAACTTGATACTTCATCAAGTTTCTGTTATAATTTTCTTCTCGTTTGCGTAACTTCAAACAGAAAGATACTAACCTATTCAATTTTTCTTGTAACTTCTGTGGTGATTCACAGAAAAATAAATCTAAAGCTCGAGGATATGTTTTCGAGAAATCTGGTGGTTTATTTTACAGATGTCACAATTGTGCAGCGAGTACGAACCTTGGCAATCTTATTAAACACACCGACTCAGCCTTATATCAAGAATATATCCTTGAGAGATACAAGGCCGGCGAATCAGGTAACTCCAATTACCAAAAGCCAACTTTCGACATACCACAACCCAAATTTGATAAGATCAAAAAGCAAACAACATTCGAATACGCAGATAGACTTTCGGACTTGCCTTCTGGACATTTTTGTTTAACATACGTACAAAAAAGAAAAATACCAGAAAAGTTTTTTGATAACCTCTATTTCACAACCAACTATGAGAAGTTCATTAAGAAACTCATAC